TTCAGGTCTCACTTTTATATGTGCTGGACAACCTCATTCGCTTTGATTGGCTAAAAAACTACAATGATGTATTATCAAAATCTCAGCAGACAAATGACAAAAAATAGATTCTACAGCTTTGGGATCCGCGGGGAGATCCCGGCCAAGGCAGATGAAAGTCGCATTTTGCACTTCATACTTTCCTCTTATCGGAAGGACCGGCACGGTACAATCCTTAACCAGGAGAACTGGATGCTGGACAATTACCGGAAGAACCCGGTTGTCGCCTATGCCCATAACCTTGGTAAAGGTCTTATAACTGATCCTAATCCGGACTTTGTAATCGGAAAATCAACCAGAATATGGATCGAAGGTAAAGGAAAGACTGCCAGGCTCGAGGCTGAAGCACAATTCGAAGATGCCGCGATTAATCCAATGGCAGAAAAGATATTCCGGAAGCTTCTTTTTGGATCACTAAGTGCTACTTCAGTAGGCTTCATGGAACTTGGGGAGGGGAAATATGGAATTGGAGATGAAGCCCTGGGACGGAACAATGAGACTTATTACTTCGATGGTCAGGAGCTCCTGGAGTGGTCCGTCGTTAATGTTCCGTCAAACCCGGATGCTGGTAAAAGAAAGGTCAAGGATGGAGGAATTGCTGCAATTTCATATGCAGCCCGATCGCTCTCCTGGTCAAACCTCCGGCCTTCTAAAATTGAAGATTTCACAGTTGAGAATATATTGACGCTTCTTGATGGTATTGACGCTAATATCCTGATGACAGATCCTTCCAAGGTAAGAAAAGCCCTGGATCAGCTGGAGCAGGAAAGGCTTGATGCAGAAATTGAAGCTCAAAGGGCAAAATTTCGTGAGGACCGCAAAAAGGAGGAAGTGGATCGGCTTGAAAATTTAAGGATAGAAAAGGCGGAACGCTTCTGGAGGGATCGGAACTCGATATAAACCAAAAAAGGACTTCTAAGAAAATAATCAAAAGTATAGTTAATTAATAATTTCAAAAAATGAAAAGTAATGGATTTAATTTCGCAAGGCTATTAGTCGAAAGAAAGAATGGTGTAAAACATAACCCCCTGAGTAACGAAATCCTGGAAGAAGGGAGAGAGAGTTTCGAGAGAAGCGGTATACCTCTTGACGCATATAAGGGAAATTTTCTGCTCCCTATACAGTCCAGGGCAGTACTGGAGAGTGGAACTAGTAATGAAGATATCTCGAAGTCATTCATCTTCCCCGCACTCTCCGAGAAGTTAATTCTTGTTGCAGCTGGAGCAACATTTCTGCCTGATCTTCCTGGAAGCATATCACTCCCTACACAATCGGGAATTACCGTAGCATGGAAGGGACAGCATGAGGCTCCTGTATCGGAAGGTGCAGGGAGTATCGGTTTCGTTGACTTTTCAGCTACCGGGCGCTTAACAGCCTTCTATGATATTCCTATGACAGCTCTCGTGAAAGCCTCAAAGAGCCCTACTTTGGATCAGTGGTTATTAAATAACATGATAACCAAGGTTGCAGAGGTCCTTGAGAGAACTGTTCTCGGAGTGGCTGCCAGGGATTCAGATGCTCCCCAGGGAATGGGTTATAAATGTACCACCGGCACAGATACCAAAGCTGCAGCTGTAGCAATGTCATTGTACGCCGCAAAGGAGGCCGTTATCACACTTGAAAAGAAAGTCGATGACAATGGAGCATTAAAAGGCAAGCTTGCATATATAACCAGCGGGAAAGGGAGCAGACTTCTGAAAACCAACAGGAAGGAAAATGGCTTCCCGGAAAGTTTACTTGAGAAGGGGCTTTTGAATGATTATCCTGTATTTGCTTCCTCTGTTGTGAGTGATATCGCTGGCTCTGATGCTGCAGGATCCCTTCTTGTTTTCGGAAACTGGCAGGATCTTGTTATTGCTCAGTTCGGCGGGTATGATGTGATTGTTGATTACATAACCCTAGCCAGGCTTGCCCAGGTTCGGATAACCGTGCATTCGTTCTTCGATGTTAAGGGAGCAAGGGGGTCTGTAAGCACCGGGATCGGAACCGACGCTGATGAGTACGGTCTCTCCTTTGCTTCAATGGCTATAAAATAGAGTTCTTTTTTGGTTTCACTTGAGTGATAGTTAGCTTTTCAGGGGGCCGTTATCGGCCAGGCAAGACGGCTCCCTTTTCTTTGAAACTTCTTTCGGATTGATTGATATATGCTGGTCCCGAGGGAGGCGGTCGCGATTATCGCTTATCCAGGCCGTCTCCCTTTTTTGGGAAGTCAATCTGTTTATGAGGCGGTTTCTAGTGTCATTTTTATTTGGCAAAAGGGCCGGATATCTCGGCCACCATACCGACCGGCCCTTTTTATTAAAAAACAACTATGGATCCTGAAGATAAAATCAAGATTGAACTGCTTCCCTGGGAGGCGCGTCACCTTAATACAGGAGTAAAATACCTTATTGAGAGCCAGCTGAAGGGCCAGAACGATGTAAAAAACGTTCCTCCGGATGTCGTTAAATCCTTAAGCTATCTGATTGCATGGAGATCTTTCACATTCGACAAACGATAAATAGGAGTTACTCCTAAGTATATTAATTTTTTATTCTATTATAATTTAGCCTTAAAATTTAATCAATGAAGGTTTTAGACAAAATAAACAGTGCAGGTAAGACTTACTATTCCATTGCCTACTTTATGGAGATCTATAGCCTGAAGACAAGAAAAACAGTGTATGACTGGCTCACAACAGGTAAGGCTGAAAAAATGAAAATAGGACCAGCAAGTTTCTTCCGGAAAGTGTAATATTTTTTTTGGTTTAAAATTAAACATGGTTTATATGTCAGAAGGTTATTTTAAAGTTCATCGCGGAATTACCAGGAGTCAGGTTTTCTCTCATCCACTTGCATTAAAGATTTGGATATGGTGTCTGGCTAAAGCGAGCTATTGCGAAAGGTTTATTTCAGTGAAGATAGGTAAGGGATCCACTTCGGTCAAGATACTACCAGGACAGTTCATTTTTGGCAGATTTAAGGCAGAGGAGGAGCTTAATATCGATGGATCAACAATTTATAAATGGATGCAGAAATTTGAAAGCTCTGAGTTTGGAATGATTTCAATAGAGAGTAACAACCAATATTCTATTATAACTCTTTGTAATTGGGATGAATACCAAAACGAAACCAATGGAGAGGTAACAACCAAGGAACAACCAAGTAACAACCAAGTAACAACCAAGGAACAACCAAGTAACACATACAATAAAGTAAAGAAAGTATATAAAGTAAAGAAAGTAAAGAAAGATATACCTGAATTTTCTTCTTCTGTTATTGATCTATTTGAAAAGGCGATTTTGTTATTCAATTCAGACCTCAGAGCAGAAATGCTTAAACAGAAATTTAATTGCTTAAAAAGCCTCCGGGATTTAATTGAAATAGACAAACATGATCCGGATCAAATTTTGAATGTAATTACCTGGGCCCGGGAAGACGATTTCTGGAAGCTTCAGTTTTTATCGATAAGCAAGCTAAGGAGGAAAAATAAAGAAGGAATCTCATACTTTGTTGTATTTGATCAGCAGATGAAGAACAAGAAGAGCACAGTCCCGTCAAAGGCTAATGCTCTGAACAATCATATGGAAAGAGACTATTCAAATCCTGAAACTGAAAAATTTTAAACGATGGACCCAAATAGACTAGTTAAGGAAATTACACCAACGCCGCGCCTGGAGAATACTGAATATGATCTATCCAAGCGCTGGGAGTCATTTATGCGAATCGCAAAAAAGATTTGTCTGAACTTTGAAATAAGTGAAGAAAACCGGAAGATCTATGAGGAATCAATCAAATACTTTGCCGGAGATCCCTCATGTGTTTATGATCTTGAAAAAGGGCTTTATATTTACGGAGATACGGGAGTAGGCAAAACCCATTATTTTAAAATCTTCTCAGCGCTTAATAGGGCCGTTGATTCTCCGAATAGATTTAAAACCTTCAATGTGAACGATCTTATTGATGGATATTCAGCGGATGGGCCCAAGTTCTG